ATGCGAGTTGTTCACTTCGTCGGGTTCAAGGATGACCGCTATTGGAGCGCCGTGAAGGCGTTTGGGCCTCCGCACTACATTCATCGCGGCTGGGATTTGCGCGCTCGTCGTGAGCTTGACGACGGGGATCTTGTCGTGTTCGCAGATGGGCCGCATGATCAGGAGCCGAGAGTGAAGAGCTACAATGATCTGACGGAACCTAGTGCCTAACCCCTTCCAACGTTCCCGCCATAACGGAGAGAGATGATGAGTGAGATAACACATGAGGAAGCGCTGGAAATCGCCATTGAATACGGCGCTGGATCGGCGCGTGATCTTGAACACATGATGCGGGAATATATGAAGGCTCGCGGGCTGGTGATGATGCCACGGACTGCACCGTTTAAAATGCTGAACACAGTCTATGAACGCGCACAAAACCGCGAGTTTGAGGCGGGAGACTGGTCGGAGACGTACGAAGCGTTTGTCGCCGCCGCTCCTGACCCGTTCGCCCCATCCCCCTAACGCATGGAGAGAGAGAATGAGCGATACAGTAGAGGCAGTGGCGAAGGCGATAGAAACAGCGCTCGTGAGCGGGAGTGCATCTGTAGGGGATGAGCGCATGAGAGAGATCGCCCGCGCCGCTATTGATGCGTATGAGGCCGCGAAGAAGAAGGCCGAAGAGCCTTACGTGACGCGCGTTGAGAAAGGCGTGACGTACTGGTCAAACGGCCTATGCTCACAGGATAGGCCTAAGGAAATCAACTACAGCCCGGATTGGGTGGGGGAGACAAGCATCCACACTGCCCTTGATGGCACGCGGTATAAAGCAACGTGGCTCGATTTTGACAAGGCAGGCGGTCCAAAGCTCAAGATTGAGAAGCTGCCATGAACACCCTCACAGCTCGTCTCGCCACTCTATCGGCTATAGCTATGGTGATTGGTGTGTTGGCTTGGGAGGGGGTAAAGTGGGCATCTAGTCTGATGCCCTCCTGGTAGGCCGTGGCTTGCTGTGCGCCTCGTGCATCGTATCAATGCGGGTGGCTAAGTGCCTTACGTCGTCTCTGATGCCTGAAACCGCTCCAAGGATCTCGTCCTTGATCTCCTTCATCCCTGACTTCGTGGAGTAAGTCTCGGAGACGTGCAGCTTGTAGGCGGCAAGATCCCGTTCTACGCTGTCGCCCTTGTTTCTGGCGTCGTTTATCTTGCCTTCGACCTTCCACCATATACCAAGGATGAAGGTCAGTAAACCGACGATTGGCGCAATGTAGGTTACCCAGTTCTCGCTGTTCATGCCAGACCTCGCTTCCATGCGAGGTAAGCCGCGCCTTCTTCAATATCGGCAAAGCACATTGGAACGACGCGCTGGGCATCCTTTGCGGGATCTACCACAAGCAGAACAGACGAACCCTGCTGATGTTCCGCAAAGTTGTTGTAAAGAGCATAGCTGTCGAAAAATTTGTAGCCGCGAAGCTGGACGAGCCAAGTAGAGTGGCGGCGCTCGGCAATCTCCAGATCCTCAAGACCGTAGTTATGAGTGTGGCCCGTCAGGTAGGCGTCGGCCAATTCGCCAAGCTTTGCAGCCTTGAGAGTGGCGTGGAGGTTATTCCACATGGATGAGCCTTTACGCCCATGCGATGCGTCAATCCTGCATGTCGTGCCGCTCGGATGCACAAGCTCAAACTGCGCTTTCCAGTCGATGACCGGGATGCTGCGCTCGGCAAGGCGCTTGTGGAAGTCCGCCCCTTCATTCCATACGTCATGGTTCCCTAGTACCCAGCAAAGCCACCGGACGCCGCTGTCCCACATGAACCATTCGACCAGCCTGCGGCCTGTGTTCCGGCTTGTCTCCTGATTGGCGTAAAGCCGCTCAAGACGCCCGACCCAGTTGTTCGAAGTGTCTCCGATGTTGACGCCGTAGATCCCCGGCTGCGCGGCAATCTTCAGGTGCTTGCGAAGGAGGGGAATGTTTGCGCCGTCATCGTCCAGATGCGCGTCACCGAACGCCAGGATGCCATAGGGCTTGGTTTCATTGACCTTGATCTTGAACCAGTCGCGGGCGGCGTGGGCCTTGGCCTTGCGTTCGAAGTGCTTGGCCTTGCGTGCCAAAAGATCTTCGATAGACTCCTCTTCGTCGCCATCTATCACAAACGACGGCATCTCAAGAGCCGGCGTCTTTTCGGCCCTCATGAGACGGCCCTGGAGCGTTGTTCTTGCAATGCCGGTGGCTCTGGCTGCGGCTGAGATGCTGCCGTATTGCTCGACAAGGCGGGCGGCTTCTTCGATCACGTCTTGGGAAAGCTGCGGCTGGGCCATTCACGTCTCCAGTTCGGCGAGGAGGCGGTTCTGATACCAAACAGCCTTATTGAGATCTTGGGCAGTGTTGCCCTTGTTGCGGCAGCGCCACAGGTACTTGGCAGCGTTGCCGCGAAGGTATCCAAGATACTCCTCACGGCTCAACATGGCCTTGATTGCGTCTATGCACTCGATACCGTTTCCGGCGTAGTGCGGCGGTGAGTTGACGTAATCCGTCATGCTGGCCTCACAGAGTTCAGGGCTTAGGGCTTTACGCCGCAGAGCGCGGCAAGCTTTTCGTTCTCGGCAAGGATCTGCCGCCGGGTTTCCGTCGTGAGGTTATCCTCAACACTCGGGCGGATGGCGCGGGCTACCTCGCAGTAGCTACCGCTTGTCGCGCAACCACTTAGAAAGGCGCTGGTCAATGTCAGGATCGCTGCTTTTGCGTACATCGTCTTCGACCTTCCTTGCGGTTTTCGCGGCTTTGGCGTCTGCCTCGGCTTGTTTCTGCTTGGCGGCTTGTGAGCCTTCACGACGGCCATAGAGGAAGGCCCCGGCAACAATGGCGATGAGCGCACCAGCGGCAGAGAGCCAGCCGGAGAACTTGCTTAAGAGCCACGTCATGTTTTGCCGCCTTTTGCCTTGGCAATCCCGTAAGCGGCTTCCGTGAGAAGGCCGATCACGGTTCCTAGCGCCATGATCAAGTCAGGGTCAGTGCCGATCTGGTCGGCAAGCTCAGGAGAGAGATAGCCAGCCGTGACAATAGCGGCGGCGATATAGCGGAGCAGGATGCGTGCGATGACCATGCTCATTTGCGGCCTCCAAAGAGCTTTACGATGATGTTGAGTAGGGCGACGATCCAGCCGCCAGAAGGCACCGCCTGCTTAGGGCCGGGATCATCAACCACAATGGCTTTGACGGGGGCTTGGGACGCCATGGCGAGAGCTTCCTTGCGGACGCCAGCAACGCGGCTCGACCAGCCTTTGCCGAAGGTCTTCCACGTGGGGAGCTTCTTCAGGAACGCCAGCCTGTCATCACAGAGAGAGTTGATCACCTGAGCGGGGTTTGCGGCAGCGATGGCCTTGAGAGTGGCGGGGCCGATCTTGCCGTCCTGAGACGCACCTACGACCGCTTGAACGTATTTGGCAGCGCGGGACGGCCCAGAGTTCACGGCGAAGTCGAACACAGCATAATCAACGCCATCTGGCAGATCGTCGCCCTTCACAACGTCCCAGTAGTGGCGTCGGTAGACCTCGGCCAATTGGGCGTCAGTAATCTTGCGGAGATCTTCCTTGGTCCCTTTCGGGTTCACGTACTGGCGATAAGTGCCAATGGTAACGCCTTTCATGGTAGCGCCACCCGGATCTTTCGGATGGTCGGCCCATCCGCCTTCATGCTGCAAGACGAGCTTAAGCGCCCGCGAGAAATTGCGGTCCATTGGTGATGTCCTTGATGTTGGGGAGAGTGGCGGCTATGCCTCGCCGCCTAAGGGGCTGTTACCAGCTAGACAGAGCTGCACGCTTCCAAGTGTTGGCAGCAACGCAGACATATGTGTAGTTCTCATCCCACGCCTGTTCGCCAGCGGAACAGGTCGAAGTCGAGGAAGCTGGAGGGTTCTTTGACAGGACAAGGTTGCCACGTGCATTGAAGCGAGCGCTTTCGACAAGAGCCTGTCCTGATGCAGACGCAGTGGGCAGCCGAGAGAAAACAATGCCTCCGGCAAGATCCCCGCTGATCACAGAGCCGGACTTGCCACGAGTGGTGAAGGTGTTCCCAGTCGGGTCTGCTTCGGCACTGAAAGCCAAGAACGGCGTGCCGCTGGAATAGGTCGCGCCGATGGTGCTGCCGTATCCGTTGGTGTCAAAATGGCCAAACTCGAAAGAGTTGCCCGCCATACGGGAAGACATCGCTGTCAGGCTTTGGCTTAGATTGCGCCCAAACAGCGACTTATCGCCGTTATAGAAACGACCCGCTGCCCCATAGAACGACCAATTGGAATTGACCCCTCCGGATGCACGAGCGTAAACCGCGATATTGTCGGTGATAGTGCTTTGTAGAGGGGCTGATACAAATTCGCCTGCCCTCGCGTCGAGGATAGTCGCGCCGGGGCTATCCCCTAGAATAATGCCTTTCACGCCAACCGACTTATTAACCTTCGCGGTTGGGGGCGAGAAGAAAGCCCCGTCACCTTGGAAACCTGCCACACCCTTCAAACCATTCTGCTCGCCCAGGGTGCCGGCGTGAGTAAGCCCGTGAGCATTGACTGATGTCGCCCATCCGATGACACCGACACGGCTGCCGTTGTCCACAGACCCAGCCGGAATGGAATGGTATGCGTTCGCCGCTGAAACCGCCCAAGAGTGATTGTCAGTCGTACCAGCCGTTGACGTGTTGCGGGCCTCGAACAGGCCGCAGTCATTGTTATTGTACGGGGCGACGGGAGTGCCGGTCCAGTAGCAAACGGCTCGAAGGCCAAACTGAAAATCGGTGTTGAGGATCTGTAGGAATGTCCGATCATGCGGAAACATCACGTTGCCGCTGGCAATCCTGATCGGCTTCTGTTCGGCGATGATATCGACGGAGCCATTGACGTTAGTGTCTGCTGCATTCACGGGCCAAGCAACAAGTGCGGCCAATAGCAGGAGAATTTTTTTCATGTAAGATCCTTTTGAGTTAGTACCATCTGCCAACTGCTGTGACTGCAATAGTGCGCGCTGCCGCCGAGGTGAAACAATAGCCCTTAACGAGTATGCTAGTTGAGCTATAAGACCCACAGCTAACCCAGACCGCCGTCCCTACGCTATCCGAACCATAGGCCGACAACGCCTGCCCTGAAGCAAAAGCGACGGGGAATGTCCATGTCGTGTCAGCGGTTGCGAAGATCGCACCAGCCGCCACGTTCAGTGCTCCTGTAGTTATCGTGTGCTGGCAGATTTGCAGACCGTTGGGGAAGCGTATCCAGCTTCCGTTCGCATTGCTACCATACTGCACAAGTGCATATTCATAATTCACACATCGCCAGTTGCCGGAACCTTCGGAGATAAATTCCGCGACATCGCCGGCTACGGTCGTAATGTTGGCAGCACCCGGAAGGATGAGCGACGTAGCATTGTAGGTGAGCGTCAACGCGCCGGCAAAGCGAACCCTGCGGAACGTACCAGCGGCGACAGTGCCGAGGCCGGTGATAGTCGTGGTGCCGGTAACGCGGACGTTCTGCGATGCAGCAGCACCGATGTCCGTTGTCGTGGCAGACGCGATGTCAACCCAATTCTCAGAAGCGCGAGTGTAGTTCGTGCAGCGCCAGTCACCTGTTGCGTACTCAACAAACTCGGCCTCATCACCGGCAGCCGTCACGATATTTGCACCGCCTGGGAGTATTAGATCCGTGGCATGATGCGTGAGTGTCAGGCTTGCATCGAAATGCAGCTTGACGACCGTGCCAGCGCCCTTCGTGGCAATCGCAGTAATCGTGGTCGTGCCGGTGATGTCGAAGTAATTGCCGTCATCGCCAAGCGTGAGCGTGGAGGCACTAGCAACGTCTGCACCCTTGGCCCATTTCTGGATTTTAGTGTAGGTGTTGACCGTCGATAGGACAGGAACGCCAGACTTTACCTGAGCCATGACCTCGCGAATGGCGTTATTGATGTTGCCAGCAGGACAATTTTCGTTGATGTCCAAGCCGCCAACGTCGGTGTTATTCGCTGCCGTGGTGTCCCAATCGGCTACAGAGTTTTTTGCCATGATGGTTCCTTACCAAAGACCGCCCTTGCCGGACGAAACTGCCTTGTCAAACTGCTTGGATCTGCCTGCTGCGTCGCGGCCTTCGCTGCTGAGGCTGTCGCGCCCGTAACCCTTGTTTTCGGAGTTGTTGGATTTCTTCGGAGCGTCGGGGAAGTAAGATTTCGCCCCTAGGTTCCTACCGAAATAACCGCCAGCCAAAGCGCCAACAGGGCCGAGAACGGCACCGCCAAGCAGCCCACCAAGAACGCCACCGCCAAGCGTGCGCATTTGAAGGCTCCGCTTCATCCTGTCGGCATCTTCGATGGTCATGGATGGCCCAAAGCCTCCGGTCATCGGGCCGTCTGCTGACAGAAGACCGCCACCCATGGCAGGCGAAGCGACAGCCGGAGACGCACGAGCAGGGGCCGCTGTCGTTACCATCGGGTCCACATAGGCAGGCTGGACGGCTGGCTGGTTGACCGGAGGCAGGCCCATCTTTGCCCGCTGATCCATGACGTCGAGCTGAAGATTTGCCGCGTCCATGGCGGGCTGCATTCCGGGCATTACAGGGCCTTGGAATGATGCTGGGCCGGCTGCTGCAAGCCTGTTGGTCTTGGCTGCTGCCTGGACGGACGGCTGCGCGGCTGCGGCTGTGTTGAGGATGCCTTGCGGAGCGGCAAGCTGGGCATTGGAGGCAAGTAGGCCCTCACGCAGTCCATCAATACCCTGCGGCTGTGTGGTGGCCGTGCCGAAGCGCCCGCTGTCGAACTGCGCAACCTGTGGAGCCTGTGCAGGCTGCGGACGAGTGGCGCGATTGGCGTCGACCAAATTCTGGTAGTTCATATTGGTCTGGCGACCAAAGCGGCCTTCATCGAAAGCCTGGACTGGTTCAGCACGAGGCCCAAACCGCCCCATGTCGAACGATGCAGCTTGAGCGGGCGCAGGATCGCCAAAGCGGCCCATGTCAAAGCTCGCCGCCTCTACCGGAGCGTCAAGCAAGCCCCCGCGCTGCACGGCTGCCTGTGTGGCAGGAAAGGACGGCTCGCCAAGGAGGCCGCGAGGAGCGGCAGACGGAACGGGAACGTTGTTCTCGTTGATGCCAGCATATTGAGCCGCCGCAACCGGATCTGGACGCCGATAGCCCACTGCGGTCCCGATGGCGCGGTTTTTGGGGTCGGAGAAATAGACATGCCCGCCTGTCCGCGTTTCCTCGACCAAACCTTTCGGCAGATTGCCCTTGGCCGCTGGCGTTGCGTAGAATGTCGCATTGTGAACCGGGCCGTTTGTGATGACCTCGTTCAAAGCCTGCTCGGCAAGTCCGCGATAGGCGTTTACACCAGACGGTAGACGCTTGTTGTAGGCGTTGAATTCCCGCTGGTTTTGCACGACCGTTTCGAGCGGAACGCCAAGCGAACGAGCGCGGTTGACCATCACCGAGGCTATGGCTTTCATGTCCTCGTATCGCTTTTCTGGCGAACCAGAGACGGCTTCCCCTAGAATTACGTCTGTTACCGACTTTGCGCGCATTTATTCCCTCGCGGAAATGAGGTATCGTGTCGGTTTCGCAACCAACGGGGATTTCTGAGCGTGGAAGGGTTATTTTGACCCGATTAGATCCAAGGCCGATTGTCAGGCTGCTGAGCTACACGGCCCTGCTTGTTTTCCTGAGCCCGTTGATTTTCGTCCCCTTGATCTGCTGGCACTTGACCGACACGAGACAGCACAGGGAGGAATTGGATCGACTGCGCGCCGGTTTCCGCAGCAAGTTCCGTCGCAAGAACCTTGGCCCGCGCCTCTAATAGCGCAGAGGTTTTGACGGAAGGCTGGACGGCCGCTGCCTCATAAGCTTTTGCCCACTCTGCGAGCTTCTTTGCCGACACAGGCTTTGCAAGAACCTTTGCCAGAATGCGAGACCCAAAAACCGCACTGATGGCAGTGGTAGGCTCGACCACGAGACCAGCGCCGAGGCCACCTGTGATGACCGTCTGGCCCGTCCCAGAGGGGTTGGCGTACTGGTTCAACTGCTTGAAGCGCGACGAGACCATGGCCAGATCGTCAAGCGACTGGGCAAGCTCTTTCTTGCCTGTGGACTTGAACAGCATCGCTTTCCCTGTCTCGGAGAGCTTCCCGTAGGCTGTCACAAACCGATCAGGTGAGAAATTGCCATCTGGGCCGCGACCAAGATTTGAGATGACAGCAGAACTGATTTCATCCCACGTTTCCTTGGATACGGCACGACGTACGCGCATGAGGCCGTTCTGGTCGGCACGAGAGGTCGAACCTGCCATTGCCGTGATCTTGGAAAAAATGCCTTCATCAGAAGTCTGCCGGCCAAGCACGCTTTGCAGTGCCTTGCGCTCCTGCGCTGCCTTTGCCGCGAACGTGTTGGCTTCTTCCCACTTTGCGAGAGCGCCATCGCCACCGGCCCGCTTGACCGCATTGCGCAGGTCATCAGTCAGTGACGCATAGATGCGCTTCAGTTCGCCCTCAGATGTCCCCTTTGGGGCAAGGCTCATGTCATCCATCATCTCGCCAACAGAGGTGCGGAGATCCTTGAGGCCCTGATAGTTCAAGCCCTCTTTCTGGCCTAGAGCCTTGCGGACGAGGCGAACAGCCTGGCTATCTCCTGCGACTTGCGCATTCTGACGCCGGGCAAGGATGTCAGTCGCCGTCTTGGCCGTCTCCGACAGAGGGGTAGTGACATTCTGCGTGACCAGATTATCGACCGCATCATAACGAGCCTTGACAGCCCCTTTGAGCGTGTTTGTCGCATAATCCGTTATGCTGTCACGAGCCATTGAACCAGCTTGGGCGACACTGCCAGAGCCATATCCCTGCTGCACCGTCCGAGCCGCATCGTCCATCTGGCTGATAGCCGTCTGGGAAGCCTGACGAAGAGGAGTGCCGCCAATGGGTACGTTTGCCACGGTCTTGCCGGCCTGCTGTACTGCGATTTGGTCAGACACAGCCGCACGGGGCAGATCAACGCCAATACGCTGACCAGCTTCAGCCACCTGCAAGCCTTCAGGCTTTGGGCGAGCCATTTTGGGCGCTGCCATCTTGAGGCCAGAAGCAGGAGATGCAGGAGACATGAGTGCTGCCGTCTCAAAGCTCCGTCCGATCACATCTTGCGAAATGTTGCCGCTTTGGTCGTAAAGCGGGACTTCGCCCTTCATGACCTGGCCGGGAAGCATGACAGCGCGCTTAATCGTGCCGAGAATGCCAGCGTTGCTGTCGAAGCTCACATTCCCTTCGGCATCGCGGCTGAATGGAAGGATAGAGCCGGAATAAGGCTCCTGCTGCGGCTTCGGCTGCGGGACAGCCTCCGGGTATTTGCTCGCGATCAGATCGCGGATGCGCTCTTTTGGCATGTCGTCAGGAAATGAGACTTGCGCGCCATCTGGCATACGGACTACTGGCATTTACTGCCCTCCGAAGAAGTCTCGATAATCAATCACGCCACTTGGCTGTTGAGCCGCAGCGGCTCCCGGGCCAGAGCGGATCTCAAATCCACGAATGGCGTTTTCGCGGTTCTGCCGCTTTTGCTCGATAACCTGCGGGCTGTCTCCGGGCTGCGGGAAATACTGCTGTTCGGCGTTTGCAAACTCTTCAGGGCTGATGACCGCGCCACTTTCTTGGCGAAGAACAGCGTTGATGAAGTCACGTTTTGCCTGATCAAACTTTTGTGCATCAGCGCCAACGATGTAATTCCCAGCTCCTGCCGGAAGGTTTCGAGCCATCTTGTTATATGCGCTCGTGCCTTCCTCTTCGGTGCTGGTGATTACCTTGTGCGCGTCTTGCGCCCTGAGCAGGAAGCCAGTGTTTTTCCCCTGCTCAACGTTGAGCGGCGGCAATCCTTCAACACCCGCCCCCTGCACCATACGGAAACCGCCCTGCCCATCGCTTTCAATGGACATCCCTTTCGGCTTGTTGGCGTTGAAAATTGCTTGGCTCCACTCAGGGGTTCCTGGCTGGATGCCGGCAGACTGCAACTCGATCATCAAGCTTGTCGGCTTCGGCCCTTCCGGCTTGTTGCTGAAGTCAGCCAACACCTGATACGTCTCGGGATCGACCAGCTTGCCATTGATCTCCAGCGGTGCCTTTTTCGTGCGGCTTTCCAAAACCATCTTGTACGCATCAGCCGGCGACATGACACCAGCCTGTACAGCCTGCGCAAGCTCTGGCGGGGCGTTCTGCGCGATCCATTGGGCTGTCTTGTTCTCCTGACGGCCTTGAGCGAAGCCCTGAAGGCCCATTGCGGCCTGCTCATTGGCCGTGCGACCTGAGAGCAAGCCAATGCCGGCATTGAGCAGCGCGTTGCTGTTATTGGAGACCATCGGCATGAAGCCGCCGAAGGGCTTGGGAGCCATAGCCATCAGAAGAACCCTCCACCACCAAGCAAGCCGAGACCACCTGCCGCATATCCGAGACCCGTCAAGAGCGGAGATTGCCCCGGCTGTGTTGAGCGATTGGTCGAGGAGCCGCCGAGCGAGCCTGCGCCTGAAGCAATCGCGTTAAGGCGCGAGAGATTTTCCCACGGCCTGTTCTGCCGCTCGTCAAAGGCATCCATATTGGCGTTGATGAGCTGCTGTGCGCGGGCTTCATTCTGCCGGCCAACGTTCAGCATTGTCTCAGACGGGGCCTGCAACCCCGTATACGCCGCGCCAAGCTGGCCAAAGCCGGTGTTGCCCATATTGAACAGGCTGCTGTTGGCGGCATCGCGACGGCTCAGGAAGTTCTGGTATTGCCGAGCGCCTGCGTCTGCGAGGTTCGATGCAAGAAGCGTCTGGTTGGTGCCGGAACCCGTGCGCCCCATGCCAGATGCGCCAAGGTTTACGCCCTCAATGGTCGCGTCTCTAACTTGCGCCCAGCCGGGATCGCTGTTGAGATCAAACTGCGAATTGGCAACGTTGCGCGTGTTGTTCAGCGCATCCATCTGGGCAGAGTTATAACCGCCCGAATTGATGACGTTCTGATACTGGCCAGACAACCCCTGACCTCTGGAATTATAGTCCCCGATGTTGGCAAGTGATGCCAGACCACTTTGCGTCAGCGAGGACTGGTCGGTCACGCGAGGCCCTGAATAGACCTGCGACCCGACGCCGGCATTATAAAGGTTCTGAGCGCCTGAAAGTGCCGTGTTCAGCGCAGGCTGTGCGCCCTTCCATGGCTCATTATTACTAACCGTGGTCGTGGTGTTTTTGCTTCCGCCAGCCATCAGATAATCCTCATTTCGTAGGTAGAACGAAGCTTTCGAGGCTCGTTAAAAATCCGCGTCCATCCATCGCGGCCTTCAGCCACGATCCGGCCAGCGCCGTTTGCTTTACCCATGCCGTTCAGGAATTCCTTGACCTCTTCGGCCCACTCACCAATCTGATCCCCGACCAGAGACAAAACACGCAGCACAGAACCGTTATTCCAACGCTCAAACCGAACGACCGCAGCCATGAGAATTGTTTTCTCTTCGTAGGCCACAATCAGGAATGCGTTTCCAGACCTGCACATCTGCCAAAGTTCGCCTGCTGTCAGGTCATCGCCGCATTTGCTTGATGCGACACAGAACTTCGGGCCGACGAGGGGCCAAACCCCGTCAACGTCTTGGACGCCAGCGATTTCAATTTTCATCCGGTCTGCGTCTCTAGCTGCGAGATCAGGTTGAGCTTCAGCGTGACGCCAGTGTCACCGACTGCGCGGATCTCATCACCCGGACGCAGTCTTACCGGCGTATCCGTGACGATCTCGGTTGAATGGTTGGTGATGTTGCCAATCCAGACCAGCCAAGCGGTTGTGCCGTCGTAGTGATAAAGCTCACACTGCTCCGAACTGCCGCCGCTGTTGGCAAAGCTGAACGATGCGAGTGTCAGGCTCTTGTTTGATGCCGGGACCGTGTAGACAGTTGACGCAACGCCCGACAAGGACGCGCTATAGACTGGCTTCTGAACCGAGCCGATGTAATTGGCAACGACGCTCATGAAACACCCGTGCGCTTGAAATCAGCCTCGAGAGACGTGGCAACCGTCCATGTCGTGCCTTCCGGGATTGTCACGCGGAACTTGTGCAGCCGCCCGTCGCCTCGGTGTGGAACGTAACCAGCCCTGTTAATCGAAGCTGCTGTTGCATAAGTGATCGCCTGCCCGTGATAAGGCGCGGTTCCGTGAGCAACGGTAAAGCTTGCCGCGTCTGTCTGAAGCCTGGAGCCTTTGCAGAAGGTGCGCATGATCGGATCAGGTTCAACCTGTGCCGTTTCAAGCGTGGCCTCAAGGTTTGGCCCGGAGAAGTAAGCAAGCTTGTTGTCGCTGTCGAAGCAGGAAAACGTCGGACGGCCACCTGTGAAGATGCGGCTGTCCAATGACACCGGAATAGCGTCCAGATTGCCGTAGATGGCGTCCAGAGCGTCAATCGATGTTGCGGGCGTGGCAAGTGCCGCCATTTCCCCGGCATCGACGTCAGAGGCACACCAGCGGTCAACCTGCCAGTCATAACCAAGCAGCCTGTAAGACCCGTCAGCACGGCGATAACGCCACCATACGATTTTTTCCAGCGGATCGGCTACGCCTTGCACGTCCTGAAGGAATACGCGGTCGATGTCATCAAGCAGATACCCGTCAACACGCTCTGCGCCAATCGGACGACGCTCTGCACCAGCAAAGAAGCCATCTTCCGAGAGGAAGAAAAACAGGCCGGGACCGACAGGCACAACAGAACGCGGCGAGATCGTGCCGTAGTTGGCATTGATGACCGTGCGCGTGAACGTGTAGCCAGAAGCGGGCGCGAACTGGAAGAACTGCATGGCGCGGCGCTGCATGACGATAAAGCCGCCCTGAGCTGTAAAGCCGGCCATGACCTCATCACCTTCAGGGAGATCCTGAAAATCTGCGCCGTTCTCGCCCAGCGTCCAGCCGCCGATATCGTTGATTTCAGACCAGCGGATGCGAGCCTGACCGCCCGTTTCGTTCAGGTAGCCCAAAACGAGAAAGTCACCGGACACCCACGAATATTTTGCCTGCGGAGGCGTGCCGCCCAGATCCGTTACAGCGGCGTCAAGCTCTATGTCGTAGACCTGTATCGGGTCATTGTAGTTATGGATCACCAGATACTTGCCAAACCGCGTCAGCGTCCAGCTTTCCTGCTCGCCGGGGCCGGAATACGGCGAGGACGTGCCGCCGATGTCATCCCAGGTAAAGTCGGTCGTGTTGAGGCGGTAAATCCCGGTCTGTGTGCAGGCGATACAGCGGTTAATGCCGGCTGCCGTGCGGACGTAGATATAGCCACGGCATTCACTTGGAAGAGCCGCCGAAATCGCGCTCGGCCCCGGCATTGGCTTCCACCCGGAGGCAGACGGAAGCGCGTTCAGGGCAAGCGCAGAGACGGACGTGTCATACTTTGACTTGTCCGGTTCAAATGGCGGGAGCGGGAGGCGCATCAGATATTGGTCCAGTCGTAGCCGTAGCCAACCGGCAGCAGTTCGGCCACTTCAGTGACCAGATTGCCGCGCCGTTTACGGCTTTCGATATTGGCAACTTCGCTCAATGCCCGGTCTGCGATGCCTTCCCACTTGGCAGCCTTGCCATCGTCCTCGATATACAGGCCACCCCATGCGATGCAGGCGGCGAGATAGAGGTCGGGATGCTGGGTAAGCAGCCAGTTTGTCGGCGCAGCGTCTGAGAGGGCCAAGCGCGCCTGATAGGTGAGCCGCATCGAGTACGGCTGGTCCAAAAGCGTGTTGAAATCGATGTAATTGCCCTCAAAAGCCGCGAAATTTGGCTGAGAGACTTCATCGAGATAGGGGAAAGATCCGTCAGGACGCAGCGTTACCTCTTCTTCATCGCCATACACGACCAGATGAAGCGAAATAGGCTGCACGATGGAGAGGGCCGACACATCGACGCGGCGGGAATTGACCGTGCCTGTCAACGTTGCGTCTGTATTGATCGGGCCGAGCTTACGGTTGATCCGGGCCTCGGCAAGCGTGACGAAATCACCCGTGGAGGAAGTGACGTCATTGCGCACCATCCAGTCTGTGACAGCCGTTTTCAGCTCGGAATAGGTCGAAATTGCCATGTCAGCCCCTCAGATGGTGAGGAAGGGGGCCGAAGCCCCCAACCGTGATTAGGCCGTGCCGGAGAGGCGCACAGCGAGGCGAGGATCGATTGCCTTGACCCCATAGAGGACATCGAGACGCCACTTGCTGATGTCGTTTGCGCCGTCGTAGTACGGGACCAGGCGAACGTTGATGCCCTTGTAGGACTGGCGGGACACGTTGACCGCGCCCTGCGGGGCTTCCATCGGAACCGTGACCAGAGCGAAAGCGTTCTTGTGGAACACCATGTTCTGACGATAGCCAGTGCCGCCCGTGCCGAGGACTGTGATTGCTGCGTTGTCTGCCGGAGCAGCCGAGCATGTCTTCTGCGCGCCCGAGGTGATGATCGGGGGCGAGATCGTCAGGGTTGCTGGGCCAGTCGTTGCGCCGGAGTCGGCATCTGCAAGCACTGTGAACTGACGCAGGAACGGCAGGGTTGCCTTGGTCACCGGGTCGACGGCGAAGACGCCGGCAATGGTGAACACGTCGCCCGCTTTGACGATGCCGGTGGTGGAGTTGGTCCAGCCATCGGTGATGAGGGACTGCGAATAGGTGTCCTTCGATGCCGCCCAGGTGACGTTCTGCGACGCGCCGTTAACGAGCGGCGTACCGGTTGCCACGCCGACGGTGTGCGTCGGAGTGACCTGAGACATGTAGGTATCGACGCCGCCAATCATGCCGAGCGAGGCGTTGCGATATGCGCCCTTGGCTACGTCCTGCATGTAAAGAGCAGTCTGCGAGCCAAGCAGGCCCCAGTGGTCAGCCGGCGACAGGATGGCCTTGCGCTCGTCTACCGGCACAGACAGTTCGTCCAAGCGTTCCGGCCCCTTGGCGAAGTCGGCATAGGAATTGATGGTCTGGCCCGGAGTGCCTGCCCAGTTCGGTACGCGGTAGTACTCCGACAGGATGTCGCGGTCGATCTGCGTTGCGAGCTGGATCATCGCCGGCTTGATGACGCGGTCGGAAAGCTCGTTCATGTCGAGCGACAGTTCGGTGGAGGTGAACTGGAAATCGATGCCCTTCTGCTTGTTGACCACGATGGTGGTCGAACCTTCTTCGACGTCCTGAATGGAGGCAGTTGCACCATCTCGGACGGTGAAGTCGGTCGGCTTGCGGATCGTGATCGTGTTGCCGATCTTGTAGCCGTTCGGGTTCTTGCTGTACTCGTCAGCGTGACCGCGATGGACGAGCTTTGCCATGACGAGGTTATTCTCAAGAATGAGATTAGCCTCCTTGGCGATCATAGAGACTGTTTTGACTGAGTTTGCCATATTCGTGCTTCCTTAGAAGTTTCGCTTTTGCGAGTTTCGGAAGGCCGCGTATTCCTCCATGGTCATGCTTTCCGGGTCTTTCGAGACAGCCGGGGACGCCTTGGCGCTAACCGTCTTCAATGGCTGCGTAGGAGCTGCGGGCCTGGGTGGGGTTTGCTGCTTTGCGAGGGACTGGCTGCCGAGATAGGCAAGGTGCATCAACTGGTAGACCTTGGGATTGATCGCCTGCACGATTTGATCGCGAGGGATGCCCAGATCTTCCACGAAGGTGACAATCTTGGCGTCCATCTCCGGGGTCCAGCCGGGGATTTTCGTTTTGGCAAACTCCGCCGTTTCCCGAAGACGGTTGGCGGTCTCCCGCTCCATCTGCTCGGCACGTTGGGCCTGCTGCGTGTTGAGAAACTGGTCAACCTGATGGGCCTGCTGCTGAAGCTGTTGGAACTGACGCCAGTGACGAGCCAGTTCCACCTCTGCGATTGGGTCGTTTGGATCGCTGGCGTTCCAATCGATGCCTTCGTATTGCTTCAGCGCCTTCTCGAGGTTGATCTTGTATGCGCGAGCCTCAAGGACTTCCTGCGAAACGTTGAAGACTGCCTCTGCCTCTGCCTTGAGGTTTTCAGCAACCTTGCGCTGCTCCGCGACTTCCTGAGTTTTGCGCGTGTAGTCTGCCTGCCTGAGATAGCCATCCTTGAGTTCAGCAGGAACCTGATAAGGTTTCCCGTCGATCTCAATCTCCACAAATCCCGGCTCTTCGGGCGGTTGCTCGCCTTCGCCTTCGGTTGTGGTTGGCTCTTCTCCCTCCTGCGTGGAACCTTCAACGCCTTCGGTTGGTTCTGGCGTTTCAGGTGCGTCAAGGTCGATAGGCTCATCCTTGATCACGGGTGTTTCTGTCTGTGCCTCGATTGTCGGCTCTACAGCCGGTTCGGGGGCAGCAGTCGTCATTCCCTCTAGCATAGAGGCTCACTCCTTGCGGTTGGTGAAAGGTGGCGCGCTTCTGACCCTCAGCGCTAGGGATTGAGTTGTTCGGCGTCCATGAGAGCGGGGGCCGCTGGGATGCTTCCGCCTTGGCGGATAAGCTCAACTTCCCGGTCGATGGCGATCTGTCGCAGTTTGGCCTGATAATCGAGGTCCTGCTTGCGCAGCGTGGCTTTGTAGTTGTTCTCGATCTTGAGGATTTCCGCGCTCACATCCGTCTTGAGCTGCTGGTTTTCCTCTTCCAACTGCTTGAGACGTTCAGCGCCCTGCTGGATCTGCTCTTGAACCTGCGGCGGGATGCTTGCACCGTCCTGAAGCGCCGGGTTGATCTTCTTCAGGCGCTCGGCAATCTCATCAGCGCCGGGCCAATCAAGGCTTTTTGCCAAGAGATCCCCAATGACCGGAGCAGCAGCCGGGTAGGCACGGACAAACTCTGTCATCTGGACCGCTGTTTCTTCGCGCTGTGTCGTGTAGCTCGGGCCAGTCGTCACCGTCAGGTCGTACTTGCCGGCTGTCAGATCGTGCAGAGCCATGATGGCCTGGCCCATCTCGTCAACTTCAGGCTTTCCGTCGGCACCCGTGACAGGCTGCGGCTGTTGAGCGTTCACCTTGACGTTCGCCGGTGTCCCATCTTCACCCAGAACGCGGATAATGCGCTCACCGCTGTAGACCTTCGGAATGAGGTCAATCAGGATGCGGCCCGTGTGACGAATGGCGCGAGAGATGTTGTCGATGAAGTGGAAGGTCGCAGTATCGCCTTCCTTCTGACGCGCCAGGATGGCCCGACCACTCGTTTCGTTCGACCGGGCCCCTAGCGAAGCGTCATAAATGCCGATGATGGCCTTCATGTCGTCCGCTGCGTTCAAGGCTTCCTGAAGCGCACCACCAGCAACGCCACTGTCGAGCGGCTGACGCTGCGGAGGCTGCTTGCCAGACTTGTACTCAAGATACGAGTGGTTCTCGCTGTTCGCGGTGTTCCACTTGTCGTCAACGTCGAACGCGCCCTCCTCGCCAATGAACGGCACACGAGGGGCCAGCGCTACAAGCTCGGTCGAGGTCGAGCGCCAATAGTTGACCATGCGCTGCGCGTCTTTGGCGTTGTGGATCAGGCCACGGAAATGTCGCTTGCCCTCAACAATGATCTCATCGCCGTAGACAGGCACAATTGGGATATAGCACCCAGGCCAGTCGCGGACCTCCAGCACATCAGCGCCGGTCATGAAGGTCTGCGTTACCTTGTGCGTCGTTCCCTTGCGCTTCTTGACGACAGTGAGAGTGCCGGCCTGGATGCCAAGCTGCACGTCAGGGTCTTCGAACTGCTCTTCCGAATACGTGTGGCCATTCGACAGCAGGTAGAACGTGGTTCCGACTTCCTCGCGATGCCACCATTCGGCAATCATCACGCCGTCGTCGTTGATCCAGTCGCCGTAAGTCTGCCCGCTGTCCCAATCGACCGTGACAGCATCGCCGTCTACGTTCTTCGCGTTCTTGTATTTGCGCTTGAACTTGTCTTTCGGCATCCGATCAACAACGAAAGCGTCGTCCCAATCGGAACTGTCTGCCGCCGTGCTGTTCGGGTCGCCGTAAACCGAGAATTGGTTAGAGATACGTTCAATGGTGAGGTCCATGTCGAACGCATCAGCATAGGCGTAGTCAAGACCAATGCGCCAATAGCCGAAACCACCAACGATTGCCGCCTCGCCTGCCGTGTCGTAAGCGACATCAGCGTTGGAGGTGTATTCAATGTTGCGGATCAGGCCGTTGATGATCTCTGCCGTCTTCGGGTCTGCCTTGTCATCGACAGGGTGAACCTTGATCGATGGCTTATTCTGGCGAGCGTCGTTGACAACCTGGCGGATAAACGCCGGCATCTTGTTGAGCGTGAGAACAGGACGCTGGGCCAGTTCGCGCTTCTTCTTTACCTCGGTTGGCCACTGTTCACCCAAGCGAGCGAACTTGATGTCCTCAAGCGCAATCTGGCGGTTATCCCGCTCATGGTCGTTGGCGCGCTCAAAGGTCTTTTTGCCAGTGGCGAGCAGGTCGTTATCTTTATCGTCCATCAGCGGCTAATCCAATCAATGGCGTAAAGGTCGCCCTTCTCGGTGATGACCTCAGCGAACTTGTCGCCGCCGCGCTTTGCCCATTCGGCCTTCAAGGTTTTGCGTGCTGCTTCAGCGGTCGCCGCGTCGAACGGCTTCTGGATGTCAACGCCTAGGTGCAATTTGCTCTGTGTCATCAGCCCATCCATCCACCAGCACCAGCGAACTGGTTGCCGTTAGCCTTCTTCTTCGCTCTTGGTTCTTCGTAGACGACACACATCAGGCCAAACGCATCGGCGCTGTGAGATGCCCAATCATGATCAGGACCAAGGCCAATCCCGCGAGCTTCGTCTTTCTTCTCGTGATACCAGCCGAGAGCATCCCGGCCCGCTTCCGTTGTCTCTGCGTTGAACCACATGGACGGGAAGAGACGCCTCGCCTCTTCGATACGAGCAGAAGCAGCACCTTTGCCCTGATTGGGGACAACCGTGACCGAATAGCCTGCCTGTCTCAGCGCGCTTTCGTATGAGACGTCGAACACCTTGTCTTGAGTGCTGCCGTCGTGAGGAAGCCAGAACTGCGCCCGGTCTGGCGTATAGCCTTTCGACCGGCACCAGTTGAGATGCGAAGCCAGCGGCTGGCCTTGTGCCTCGTAATGATCAAGGACGCGGATCTCTTTCCCGATGAACTGAGCAACCCAAATGACGAAGCTGTCAGCCTTTGCGCCAGTGCCGCCAATGTCCACGAACAGGCGAAGCGTCATCAGCGGGTCAGCGGAGACACGACCGATGCGGCCCTCTGCCTTGGCTGCCGTGAGATGGCTTGCGAAGTATGCGCCGCTCGCTACCGTCACGTATCCACCTTCCCAGACATGCTCGTAATCGTCTGGCGTCATGCGGAGACAGTCTAGACGTTCCTGCTCAAGCTCTGGGCCGAACCAAGGATTGTCTTTCCAGTTGGCATTAACGACAATAGCGCCCGTTGGCTTCTCTGGGCCTCTGAGCATCACGTCAACCGGGTCCGTCTTGCGGCGAGCGTTCCAGCTCCACCACATCTGAGCGCCAGTCGAGCGCATTGTCGGGCGAAGCATGCGAATGGAAGTCATCGAAGCAGACTGCGCTTCTTCCCACCATGCACGCTTGAAGCCTTCCAGCGATTTAATGCTTTCGGCTGTGTAGTCCTGCATGCCCTTGAAGATGATCAAGCCATCCCGAGGCGTTGTGATGCAGTCCCGAAAGACCTTGAAGCCGTCAGCCTCGGTTAGCTCGAAATCTCTGAGCTTTGCCTCAATGAGCGCTTTAGACGATTGGGCAAGATCCTTCTGCACTTCACGGATGCAGACTGCCCTTAGACCTTCTCCGCTTGTCCCTGGTTCTGCGAGGCTGTCCTCAAGCAGAAGGCCGGCGAAGAAATGAGACTTACCTGAACCACGACCTCCCCAAGCGCCTTTGTCTCTTGCTGGCTCTAGAAGCGGGAGGAATACCTCAGCCGTTGGTATCTGGAGTGTTCGACCTGACAATGTGACGCTCGATCCTGTGAACCATGGTCAACGGGTTTTCGTCGTCGCCGGAAATGCCTTGAGGAACCTTGCCATCGAGACGATCAGCTACTTCCTTGATCGCCTGCACATCGCCGTTCATTGCCTTGTCAACAAGTGCATCAGCAACAGCGCGGAGCTTTGTCTTGTCCGTGCCTTCAACCGCCTCTTTGATGGCGATATTGAGCATGTTGGCGAAGGATTTTTCCTTTGGAGGACGCCCAGCCATTAAATTCACCTAAGTCTATGGAATTGTTTTTGGCCGCACCAACGAGCCGCGCATTGATACTGGCGATGCTGGGAACTCTAGACCGCCTATCTCTTTCACGCTGGACGAGATATCGGATGTACTCGCGCTTTGGTGTTACCTTGCCTATGCGTGAGTGCCACTTCGGGGCCATGAAATAGTCGTAGCTGTGCATACGGGTTAGCTCAGACCAGCCGAGCAGATGGCCGATCACGTCGCTTGGCTTTACTGGCATCACAACCTCAATTCAGCGTAGGCAGATCAATAACCATCACGCCGTCTGCGTCCATTTCCATCTCTATGCCGTTCTGTTCTGTACGGTCTTCAATGATGGTGGAGAGCATGACGATTAAAGCCGGGGCACCGTGTTCTGCTTCGAAGTCGAGACAGTAGGCAAGCAGGTCTTCCGGCTGGATGGGCATCTATTCCACGTCCTGCGTTATCGCTGCACAAGAAACATGTATGCCAGCGCGCTTTTTTGTCCAAATATCTGTGATTTTCCGTTGACAATGTACAAGCATCTTGTATACTTGGGCCATCAACCAGACAGGAGGCCACAATGACCGAGAGCATGAAGAAGTACCTTGAAGCCGCAACTGCACCGAGAGGCACCGCAATGCGCAAGTTCGAAGACCACCGAGCAGCCGAGAAGAATGGATGGATCAAACTCTGGGGCTACCCTCAGAATTCAACCACTCCCCGTTTTGTCATCACAGAAGAAGGTCGGGCCGCTCTTGCAGCGGCCTGAAAGGGGCTAGTGCAGATGAAAATACTCAAACCGTGGGAGCCACCACCACATATGAAATATGTTATCAAATGCCATAATTGCCAAACTGCTGCCATTGCAGAGCGCAAAGAGGGTCGGCTTGTCGAGGACCAACGGGACGGTGACGCTATCGTCTTCCCCTGCCCTGTGTGCGGTAAAGATTGCTGGGTGCGTTACGATCAGCACCGTGGCGGATGGTGAGGGGCAAAATGAACGCTGAACAATTCACCCGATGGCTTGCTGACATGAAGTCGGCGGGCCTTGCTCGTTCGGATGCCAAATGCGCCGAGCTGCTTGGCCTGTCCAAGAACTCAATCGTTGATATGAAGCGCCGAGGGGCTGATAAGCGAACCGCCCTTGCCTGCCGTGCGCTGCTTCATCGTCTTGAGCCGTATGGCTCTCCATAAACGTATATACCCGCCATGCAGCGCAGAGGGCGGGGAGGATGAGGGTCGGGAAGGAGGAAAGCGCGTAAACCCCGCCAGTCACACCCGTCAGGGCCGCATCAGACGCTACATGTGCGCTTACGACTGGTCGATTGCCTTCCCGATTACGTTGCCCAATCGGGCAAATGGCTTTGGAAGAGAAGCTTGTGGAAACGCCTTTAGCCACTTGCGGATCCGGTTCACCCTAGGGCGGTGGCTGCCTGTCGGGCTATCTCTTCCAAACTCTAGAAAATTGGCGGTCTTTCCCCTGCCGCTGGATCATGTCCAGCAAGCCAGGGCCGGCGAATAACGCTAACAGAACGCCCCAAATCAGTTGCGATCTATACTACGCGACCTTGCTCACCATAGCAAGAGGCAACTCAGCCGTTACCATCCCATTTAAAGTCTCGACCAGCGCCCGGATTGTATCGCGGCCTGTCGCTTCCTTCACAACGGCGTTTCTACCACCGAGAAGCATGTGAGCCTCGTTGATCTTGACCGTGGAACCTGCCGGATAAAGCACCCTAGCTTTGCGCTGTGGAATATGTTTCTCCCTCATTTCCTCTTCCAACCTGCGCTTTGCTTTCTGGGCCTCGTAGCGTTGGAAAATTTCACTCTCGGCAATCCTGATGTTTTCGATGTCCGTGTTGTGGAGCCTGAGAGGCGTTCCAGCGACACCGAGGACACCAGCAACGTAGTCAACGCGGTGCAGCTCATACCAGTCTTCCACGTCGCAAACGAAGGCATAGCCCGGGATTAGCGGGAACGTCTTGTCGAGCGGCTTCTTGGTGCGGTGGTGAATGATCTCCTTGCGGTCAAGCGGCATGTAATGCTCGATGCCGGCGCTACCCAACGCAAACTCAATATTCGTGTATCGTGGGTCATGCTTGGACGGTCGTGCTGCCATGGGCTTTAGGCGGATGGCGTACCATGATGTCATTCCGTGTCCCTCGCGTTGAAATACCAATTGAGCGCGCCTTCTCCACGCAGCCGCTTGATCTTAGCGTGTGCGTGCAGTGCTGTTGTGTGATCTCTTCCGCCCAGGTATTGCCCGATCTTGTGCCATGAGGCTTCCGGGCGCTGCTCCTTGATCTCGTAAGCGACGAGCTGGCGCGGCAGAACAAGCGGGCGTGTCCGCGATTTGCTCTTGAGCATGTGGATGTTCACGTTCTCGAAGCGTTGCAGGACTTCCGAGGCGATGTCGTCGTATGACTTGACGTTTGTCTCTTCCAGTTCCCGGCCTTCCTCCATGGCCAGCATGTGCCGGCGATAGGTGACAACGTGGTCATTGAAGTAAATCAGGCCGGACATCCAAAGCGGCTTTGCCTCAAGCGCAAATGTCACCTTTGGCTTCGCACCCTTTTCTCTGGTCTTGGCGATCCCGTAATAGCGGCGGACATGGTCATCAAAGCGGATGTCCTGAAGGCACCACAACGGGCGCTTGCCTCTGTTGCGTGGGTCAATCAACATAGGCCCTTCAACCCTCTGTACGGCCTTGTAAATCGGTTTTACCGGCACTGCGTAAATCTTCCGGCGCAATGCGGCATAGCTTGCCAGCAACTCGGCACCACTCGTGAACTCTTTGTGACCAACCATACCCATATTTTCAGTCCTTACCCGGTGGGACCAGCAGCGTTTGGCTGGTCCAGTGATACTTTGTGCCGACTGGCCATTTCCCGCGATTGGCTGGGATAGATGCCGCCCCTGTCTGCTCGACGTTTGGAACTGGCTTCCAGCCTAGACGGATTAGCTCTTTGGCTTCGGCTTTCTGCTGTTGAATTCGGGCTTCCCAGTTCATGCGTCCTCCGGAGGGCTTGGGAGGGGCATCCAGTGAGTTGGACTTGCCATCTCCATGTCCTCCGGGTCGCCTTCAGTGAAATGCCAGCCGTAGAGGGGAACATGAGGGGTCTTGCACCACACACAGGGGCCAACCATCCACCCTTCACCGTCCCATTGCGCGGCAAGGATGCGGGTGTCCTTCGGAGCCGTCTCGATTGGTTGCCATTTGCTCACTGCATCGTCCTCCCGATAATGCCCTCTTCCCTCATGCGCTTGACCATTGCAGCGCGGCGGGCTTGTTCTTCCAGTGATATTGGCTTTGGAGGGGTGACGACCTCGGCTGGGCCATAGTTAGCCGCTGGCCTTGGTGTCGGGTTGTGCTGGTCGGTAAAGCGTGATGCTTGCTTGATCCAATCGGCCTTAAACCCCTGCCAGCCCCGGTTCAGATGCTCTTCAGCAGCCGCGACAGCGTTGCCGGTTGCCTCATACTCCCGCAGCAGGGAACGCGCTCCACGGGGCGTTAGCGGGCATTTCTTGCCGTTGCGATGTGCGATGATGTCAGCGGCCAGCTCTTCGCCCAGAACAGGCGTAAATATGGCCATGATGGCGGCGCGGTCTTCCTTGGTCATGCTGCTTTCTCCGAAACAAAAGCGCCAACTGGCTTGCGCTCAAAGCACGAACCAAGGCCGTTATCCTGCGCAAATCTAAGTGCGGTAGTGGCCCTCTCGCCCATTGCGATAAGCGTTGTGCCGACGCTCGGAGATTTACCAAGCGATCCATCTGGACGGATGAACTTGACCTTGTGACCCACAAACAAGATGTGGTCGGACCAGTCGGCCATATCCTGCCACCACGGCGCGGATGTGCGGTCAGGGACTAAGGCAATGCCGTTGCCGTGATCGGCAAATTTGTTGAGCCATGGAACAAGACCGTTGCGGCCACCGAACGGCGGGTTCATCCACACGAAGCCATGCCACGGCGTTTCTAGACTCTTTTCGTATAGCCATGCCTTGCACGGGACATGCAGAGGCCCTTCTTTCGGAGCGGCTACATCAAGATCAAACTCAACGCCTAGAGCGTCGAAAATGTACTTTGGCGTATACCAGTGATCTGTTTCGCCTTGAGCTTCCCAGTGGCTCATGATGCCATTGCCTCCTGATGTTCGGTGATGATGACGACACACGGCGCGGGAAGGTTTGCGTCCCAGCACATCGTCAATCTCTCGCAAAGGCTGTCGTTCTTCACGACGCCATAATGCTGCATGGTGTCCAAGATCGCCTTGGCGCGGTTGTCGATATCAACGCGGGTGTTCTGCCTCATGAGCGCAATGGCTATGGAGAACGGTACGTCTAGCGGCTTCTCAGGGGCCTTGATGAAGTAACCGGCGTCACGCTGCCATTTCTTGTACGAGCGCGAGAGACGACGGGTCTTGCCCCATCCTTCGTATAGCTCCCATACGCTGGGAGGCATTGGGAGTTGGAAGCGCATCATGCACCCCTCCTCAAAAGCTCTGCGGCGGCGCGTACAGGCACAGCATCAAACCGTCGTCTGTCCCGCCTATCGTGCAGAGGTGGAATTGATCGTCTTGGCTCTGCTTTAGCTTCGGAGAGGTGTAGGACATCGTGCGACCGTTGATCGTCACGTAATAGCCTTCCTTCGTGGCCTTGACGGCGCTGGAGGGGATAGGCCGGCAGTCCTTGTCATTGCAGCACTCATAGGCGTACCACTCGTGAGCGAATGCCGGGACAGCAGCTAGGAGGAAGGCGAGAGCGTACTTGATCATGCAAAATACCTCTTGCATTCTAGGGCCAATGGTCCTATATTGATTTCACCAACCAAGGAGATCAAGTCATGAACCCCGAGATCGCTGCACTCATCGCCCGCAAGAAAGCCGAACGCGTTGCCAAGGGCTTCGGTATGCGCATCATCCACGAGGAAGGCCCCGACTTCACCGGCTACTACGCCGACAAGGCCACTTTTGATGAGCAGTACGCAATCGCCGTTTCGCTGATCGGCAAGAGGCACCGCAGCGGCGTTATCATCAAAGCCGTTGAGCAGATCACCGCATGACACCTCAAGACCTTCAGCAACGCGCTTCGGCGCTGTATGGCGACGACTGGCAATCACCTCTTGCCCGTCGTGTTTGCGTTGATGCTCGTACCGTTCGCCGCTGGAAGGCTGGAGAGCGTGAGATACCGTCATGGCTTGAATGGGCCATTGGCATTCTTGAGAGGCATGAGAACGAGCGTTGATCATGCTGCAAGCTCCTTTGCCGGCTTTGCCATCCGGGCGATTGAGATCAGTAGTTCTCGGAATTCCTTGGGCGTACCTATGCGCGGGCTGCTGTCCGTGCCGCCGCCTCGTGCGCCAACTTCGCCAAGCCTCTTGGCCCGCTTCAGACCCATGCGCTCGACCACGGCAGGGTCAAATGTCGGGTCGGCATAGCCCCACCGAAGAGACGGCAGATCTTTAGCCTCGATGCCGTACACGACCAGAAGCGTCGGTTTGCGGGCGTAGTGGCCATAGCGGCCCTGCTCTACGCAGCAAGTCCAGCCACCCTCAAAGTCCGCCATGATCCAGCCACCGGCACGGTCTGGCGTCGTGAGGCCATGATGGGGCCAAGCAAGTGAACCCCACGGATGTTCAATAACGCCGCCCCACTTGCGAGCCGCTGCAAGTGCATGGGAGAAGCAACCGCCGTCGTCTCCAAGCTTCTTGCGTGCGCCGGTCTTCTTGACAGTGAGAGGCTGGCCAAACCACATTTTGCCCCAGCGCTGGCATGGAGGATGAGCAACCACCGGCCACGGGCCTTCGTACAGCCTGGCGTCACGGTCTTGGTCCCACGGGTCCACGCCGGCCAATCCGTAATAGCTGCCATTGGTTTCGACGTAGAGAGCGGCGATCATTTCCCATCATCCTTCAGCTCTGGCGCGATCCACTCGGCAACGCTTGCCAGCCCGTTAGCTCTGGCCAGCATCCAGCGGGCTATCCGTGCCCGTACCGAGAGAGGCAATTTTGCGATCCAAGATTTCGAGACGCGCCCTTGTTTCTGTATATTCACGCTTCAATTCCTCAATTCGCGCCGCCCGCAGCGCATCCATTTCTTCGCTGTCGATCCGCCGTGCCGTTCCCTCGTAGATCGAGCGGGCGCGGCGAACCGTGAATTCCTTGTGCACACGCGGAGAAATGAACCGCACTGCCTGATAGAAAACGTTGTCCAGCTTGCCATATCGGCGCGGCGGAAACGCCTGGATGAAAATGTCTCTTGCCTCGAAAACGGTACTCATTACGGTCTTCCTAGCTTTGGTCCGCTTGGGGGAACTCCCCTGTTGCTTGTCGTGACTTCCCAACACCTTGTCGTTCTCCTGTGAGAGGTTCGAAGCGTTAGGAGACGAACCGATGCATTCACTTGAAAACGAACTCGATACATTCCGCCCAATCGGGGAAACCTTTGTTCTGGTCGTTGGCGCGATCTGTCCAAAGGCTCTAGAATTTGTGCTGGCGACAGCGGGAGGAGACTGCCGCCAGCTAGTTACGCGCCGGGAGGAGGAGGAGCGCGTAACCGGTAACTTTAAGCGTCGCGATTAAGGTCGCGGACAAAACCCTCTAGCTCGCATTGGAGCTTCACAACGTCCACTTCCGGCTCACGATGCCGCGCCCATATCCAGATGATCAGGGATAGGAACAGGGCAATGCCAAGAGCGCCGACGTATACGAAGTCAACGAATGGGCTGAGCAGAGCCAGGACGAATGCGGATAGGCCGAGAGCTTTGGTCATTTCCGGTCCCCTCTGCGCTTGGCGTACTGCTCTACGAAGTCTTCGTCGTATGCGAGGTCGTTTTCTTCCGGCAAAATCCAGGTGATGAGAGCGGCTGAAGCAAGGCAACCGAAGACAATGGCAGAGGCCAGAACAAAACCGGCAATGATGGCTTGCGCGATTAGGCTCATGGCGACACCTTCACGCAGGAGTTTTCGATCCATGACTTGCCAGCGGTGATGCAAGCAAGACGAGCCTGCTGCTCATTGCCCGTCTCGACGTAGATCAGGAAACCCATGCCGAAGAAGATGCCGGCCACCAGAGCCAAGAACCCAAACAAGACGAAGTCTTCCGAGTACATGTCAGTTTCCCTTCCCTTGCCGCGCCACATTCGGGCGCTCGTTGCGGACCACGCCCTCGATCTCTCGCTGGGCGCATTTGTCGATGCCGGTGGTGATGGTGATCATGCTGCGGCCCTCTCGGCTGGACGCCCCTTGGCATGCCGTGCGAAGGTGCAGTTGCCAAAAGACCAACGCACAACCGCCAAGGAGCGAACTGAAATGCAGAAGCCCATGCGCATCGAATTGAAGTCGATGGAGCACAACGAGCCGTCCAGGTCGTGGACCGTCAACTTCCTCGCAAAAGCCCCGTTCGTCGGGGTGATCCTGTTTTCCGTCAACGTCGAAGACAGCGATCCAGACCCGCAGGGAGAACCGGTAAAGAGGTCGCCCGAAGACGTGCTCGGGCGAGCGAGACGAAGGGCCGCAATCGGCTTGGGCGCAATCGCTGCCGTTGCGATGGATGGCGTAGACGAGGGCTTCAAAAGTGCCGTCACAGCGGAAGTCCTCGCTCTGACATCTGTGCCAAGCGCACCTGACGCCGAACATGCTGGTTAATGACCATCGATCGGACCATTTCAGCGAACTCGGGGCCTGTCGGAGTTTTCCGGCGGGCTTCTTCGCCTGTGCCAACATCAACGCCGACCAGAGCACAGCAAAGGTCGCGGAAGTCGGCTTCACCAATGAGATCGGGAAGGCATTCGAGTGCATACTTCATGTTTCCTGCCTTCATTTTCTCAATGATCTTGTTTTCGTTTTCGATCAGCTCTTTGAGCTGCTGCTCAAGGTCGAGATAGGACTGTCCGTTGATGGTGTGATTGGTCGTGATCATGCTGCCTGAACCCCTCGCCCTTCAGCTTCGAGCGCATCAGCATGTTCCTGACGAGAGCGAGCGGCTTTGCGAAGCTGTTCAACATTCCATGCTCGCTCTTCCTCGGTCAGCTCGGAACGCTTCTTGTAAAGCGGCTCTTCGCCAGCCTTGCGGGGCAGAGGGTATCGGTCCTGAAGCTTTCCCGAGAACAGAACACCCTGAGCGCCATAGACTTCGTTATCTTCGGCATCCGGGTCAGCGTTCTTCGCAAGGAAGCGACGAGCCATATTCATCAGGTGTTCGAGGCTGGCGTACTGCAAATGCGGCTCGACTTCGCCGCTCTCGAAGTGCTTATAGACCTTGTAAGCTAGGGTCTTGGGGCCTACGACAATCGCATCACCCAGCTTTTCATACTGGCGCTGCATTTCAGTCATTATCTGCTTGTGCTGGCTCATACGGCTGTTTCCAATTGTTCGAGGAAAAAACGGACCATCGGAGCAAGACGCTTCACGTCTTCACGCATCGGGTCGGACATTTCAGAGATGAGAAAAGAGGGTTCCTTGGACAGGATGCCGTCACGCTCGAAGTCTTTGAGGCGTCCCCAAAGCCACAGCGCGGACTGGTCCATGACCTTCTGCGGCTCTGCCTTTGGCTTCGATATAACCTCGCGGTGAACCTTCGCCTTCGTGGGCTCTTCGCCTCTGGATATGATCTCCTCGACTACCCGTTCAGTGATGCCCGGACTTGCGACTTCGGCGTCACGGATCTGACGTGCTTCGTGGATCTCTTTGTGGGTAAGGCCGATGTCTTTGACACTTGGCGCTTCCAAAGCGGAAGTGCTACGGCCTTGGTTCGGAGCCCGAACCTCCCCCCTGTCCTGCGCAGCATCATACTCCTCAGCCAACCTCATCTTGGCGCGAGCCTCGATAATCAACGCATCTGCTTGAGCGCGGTAGACTTCGGCCAGAACCGTGTCGTGGGCCTGCTTTGCCTTAGCAAGACGGCCTGCGCTCTTTGCGGCATCGTAGGCAACCCGAGCCATGTCACGGGCTTCAAGCACCTCAGCGCTGGATTTTGCAGACACGAGCGCGGCTGCAGCCCGATCGAGAAGAGCCGGAAGCGTGGCGCCAGTATCAATCGTCGCAAGCATATTCATTCCGCTGCCTCCGAAGTGTGTTCAGAAACGAGCCTATCGATCAGCTTCATCACTGGACCTGACGGGTTTGCCTTGCCGTTGATCCACTTGGACACCGTGCCCTGGTCAACACCGAGTTCATCGGCAAAGCGTGGCTGGTTCATGCCGAGAGTTTCCATCGCGGCTTTGACGATCTGGGAGTGTGTGAGTTCGTTCTGCATGACGCCAAGATGCATAACGCATTCTTTGTTGTCAATGCCTATCGCATTTTTCTTTTCGCTAGAGAATGCATATGGCAGATGACATCGAAATTGGCCGTCGCTTGAAGGCGGCGCGAGAAGCTTCGGGATACGGCACCGCAAAGGCGGCGGCTGAAGCCTTGGGCATCCCATATGCGACCTATGTCCAGCACGAGAACGGGCGGCGGGGCATAGTCCGCGAAGCCGATCTCTATGCGCGGCGGTTCAAGATTTCGCTCGACTGGCTGATGCGCGGGAGAGGCGAAGCGCCGGGCCCAACGGATCGGCTTGTCGAAGTGGCCGCGCCGATTGGCGGGGTCAAGATCAAGGGCAAGGTGGCGGCGAATACCTGGATGAGCGTTGACGACATGGATTTTGGCTATGACGATGAGGAGTTTGTTCCAGTCGTCGGAGGCTATCCAGTCGATATGCAGTTTGCCCTCAGAGTTGACGGCAACTGCCTGAATAAGGTCGCAGCACACGGCGATCTGCTTGTCTGCCTAGACATCATCAAAGCACTGGTAGACATCAAGCCTGACGATCTCGTGATTGTGGAGCGCAGCCGTTTCGATGGGCAGATGGTCGAAAGAACCGCCAAGAGAGTTCGCCGGTCGGTATCTGGCTTTGAGCTATGGCCAGAAAGCACCGATCCGGCGCATCAAGATCCAATCATCCTTGAAGAGAAGCGCGAAGCGGAAGAGGTTCGAGTGATCGGCAAAGTGCTGTGGATCATGAGGAAACCATGAACGACCAAGACATCGAGGAGCTGACTGAGAGCATTCAAAGCTGCTTGGCAGTTTGCAAGGAGATGTCCGAAAAGTTGATTGAACATCGCGGCCACATGGCGGCTATCGAGCTTTCGATTTTCGCGATGGCTGAGCAACTGGCGGCGTCGGGCAGCATCAACGGGAAACAGGCATCAAATCGGATGCTTGAGCTTTCGAAGGCGATAGAGCCGCCTGCATTCCTCGAAAAGATCGGGAAGCACATAGACGCTCGTGCGCTGCGGTTGCGGCAGCTTCAAGGGCCAGAAGGCCCTCGGCCTCCTCGCGGGTCACGACCGAAGCTTGTTCAGGATTGACCGGCATTTTTCTTCACTCCGTTTTTGATGAGATCGGCCTTCCAGCCTTTCTTCGGAGGTCATGAGACGCCCCATTGCGCGAGCGTGTCTTTGGTCCATCCACCATTCTCCGTTTTCTGAGCTTCAATCTCTTCCAACGTAATTCTCAACGTATCCATCTTCTGTATTCAACCTTCTGATGTTTATGAGGTTTTGAAGGATGGAGAGGGAGGGTTCCGGCCATAGCTTCCCCCTACCCCATGGAACCAAATCCATGAGGCGGGGAAACCATGGCCAAGTCCTGAAGGCCGGAGCCGGGATGGGACACGTGCCAGGCGTGGGCGTTACCGCACGACCGTCCTGATTTTCTGGCAGCGCACTTAAGGACTTTCGCTTCCCGCGCTTCGGGCTTCACCAGCTCGGGAGTTGCACCCGGTCGCCCGTCGATTTGCAACAGCTACTCCTCCCCCCGCCCCTTCGTCAACAAAAAAGATGCGAAGTGCATTTTCCCTGTTGACGGATGAGAATGCATAATGCATTTTCTCCTTATCAGCAGCACGAAGAAGCCACGGCCGATCTGCTGCACCGGGGATGAGTTCGCAGTTCCCCGGCAACCACAACCGAGGACGGGCAGATGGAAAGCGACAAGAACACCAACGAAATCCTGCTGTGCAAGATCCATGAACTTCATTGCTCTGCGGGCGCCGTTAGTAGCCTTAAAATTTCGGAGAGAGACAAAGGTCTCATTCTGCTTGGGCAGATTACTGACCTGTTTTTTTCCTCTCAGGCGATAGCAAGCGCACGTTCGGATGTAACGCAGGGCGCCGGTCATGAGCAATGATAAGCACACGCCTCTGCCGTGGGTCGCGAATGGCCGCTACATCGGCACCCCGAACCACCTGAGCTATGTCGGTGAAGTTCGCGACGAGAACGGGAATTGGAGCGACACGGCGAAGTCTCGCGGAGACGCCGCTTTCATCGTCCGCGCCTGCAACAGCCATTACGATTTGCTGGACTGCCTGAAAGAGGCTCGCGGGCACATCGATGGTGCAGATATCGACCTTGGATACATCGATGAGGTCATCGCCAATGCCTCCGCCGCCTAACCCACCTTCCCAAGCCCAAACCATAGGGGATTGAACATGCCAATGGTGAAGCGAGTGAAAATTGAGCACCCGACCCGCGCCTTGTGGTGGTCGTGCAGCCTCAACGAATGGACTTCCGACGACAGCGAAATCTCAGACTGGCCGATCATCGATGAAGACGAGGCTTATGCCATCGCTGATGACGTGGGCGGCATTGTCGAAGAATTCACGCGGCATTCCATCCTCCCAGACACTTACGCACGTCCTGTCATGCACGTGCGCCACGCAGCGGAGTGAGCCATGACCAAGAATTTGCATCTGCGAGCAACAGCGCACTCGCGCCAGTATGTAGTCGAAGGCCGGACGGGCGAAGGTTCGTTTGACGAACACTACGTCAATTTCTCTGGCTATTTCGGCAACGCCAACCCCTGCGTTTTCGCCTCGGCAATCGAGCTTTACGAAGCGGCTAAGGGCATTGCTGCGGTCGGCATCATCAACCCCACGGGTTCGGAGAAGGTCGAGCAGGCCAGTCAAGCGCTGTTCGCTGCAATCCGCCTTGCAGAGCGCGACATTCCGCAGCCTGTAGAAGCACAGGAGGCTGCAGAATGATTGCCAAGATCAACGAAAACGAAGGCGTTTGCTTGAGCGGTCGCTGGCAGGGCTGGCTCTTCCGTCACGGCGCTGATGGCCAGTGGGTTTCCGTACGCAAGCTGGACGTGGTTGATCCGATGCAAGGCAACCCGCTCGCCGCGCTCTTCGCAGCCCGTGAGGTGGCGAAATGACCCCCGAACAGTTCAAGGCGAAATGTGACGCCTACGAGATCAACAGCGAGATTTACCGCACCCGCATAAGGGCATTCATCGGCCTTGTTCTCTCCATCGGGGTACTCGGCCTGATCCTATGGACGGCAACCGTAGCAGAGAAGCACTACGCGCATCAGGCGCTCGTCAACCAGGAACAGGTGGCATGGAAATGACCGAAGAACGACGCGAAATCACACTGCTTAAAGCAGTTCTGGAAATACTCGAAAAGGCAGACCGTGGCCCGTATGTCGAGGACGTTTTCAGCCTGACAGCAGCCTATGACGGGACAGACTGTGACGGTCGCTGCCTCATGGAAGATATTCAACACTTCCTAAAATATGAGGCTGATCTGTGACCCACACATTCGAAACAGCCGCAGACAGCGCATCCTCTCTTTCCTCAGCCTATCTCATTGATGCAGCCAAGTGCGCAAGAGAAGCAGAGGAAGCCAGAGCTAACGGCGATCACGTCATGGCCGAACGCTACGAGGCCCAGGCCGCACTGTATCACGACGAGGCCGACAAATGCGAGAGCCGCGCCCGCTGGTATCGCGCCCATGCTGCCCTCGCTGCGGTTCCCCTCACCTATCCGAAGATTGAAACGCAACCTTGCCTGGAGGCAGCAGAATGACCGCAGTCGCAGCAATTGGACACAACCGCTCGCCATTCGAACTCTGCAAGGAAGCGATTGACGATCTGTACGAAGAGGCAAAGCAGTGGCTTGACGGCGAACCCGTCACAACGCAGCAGCAAGCCGACGCTCTCAACACCTTGCAGACACGCATTCGCGATGCAGCCAAGGAAGCTGAGAGGAACCGTAAGGCCGAGGCCAAGCCGTTCGATGATGGCAAAGCCGAAGTGCAGGCCCGTTACAAGCCGGTGCTGGCTAAAGCAGAAGATGCAGACGGCGCGGTCAAGTCCGCTCTTAAGCCCTACCTCCTCGCCCTAGCCAAGATCCAAGAGGAAGCCGCCCGAGCCGCCCGCGAAGAGGCAGAGCGCAAGCAGCGTGAAGCTATGGAAGCCATGCGCCAGCGAGACGCCGCAAACCTCGCAGAGCGTGAAGAAGCCGAACGGCTGGTGAAGGAAGCGAAAGCCGCCGAGGAAGCAGCCCGCAAGGCCGAAAACGCCAAGGCCCACGCGAAGGGCGAAGGACGCGCAACTGGCCTGCGTACCGTCTACCGCGCCGAAATGGCCGACGCAAAGGAAGCGGCGGCATGGGTTTGGGTCGAGCGCCGGGACGAACTGATGAGCTTTGTTCAGGATCTTGCCGACAAGGCCGTTCGCAGCGGTGCGCGTCAGATCCGCGGTTTCAACGTCATTGAAGAAAAGGTGCTGTGATGCTGAGTGAAGCGCAGAAGAAGCTTTTGAGCGACAAGCTCGACGCCTCGCACGTCAAACCGCCATCCGCCAATGGCCCGAAGGGCGACTATCTGGAGGGGTGGCATGTAATTGCCGAGGCTAACAGGATCTTTGGCTTCGACGGCTGGTCCTATGACATCTACACCCTGACGCAGTGCCATGAAGCGTTTAAGAACGAAAAAGGCAATTGGGTGGTGTCGTACATCGCCCGCGTCAAGGTCAACGCGCTGGAAGTCACACGCGAAGACGTTGGTTATGGATCTGGCTACGCTCGCAACCCCGGCGATGCTCACGAAAGTGCGGTCAAGGAAGCCGTCACAGATGCCCTAAAGCGGGCGCTGCGCACGTTCGGCAATCCGTTCGGCCTGGCACTCTACGACAAGACCCGCGCCAATGTGGAGGTCGTTGTGCCGGAAGCAAAGCCGGAACCGAAGCCAGACGCCTACGATGCGATGGTTGCTGACCTCAAGAAGTGCCGCCACCCCGACGACGTTGCGCGCTGGTGGGACGATCCGGAGGTCATCGCATACTGCGGCAAGATCACCCAGGAATGGGCCATGAAGCTCAAGGCTGAAGTGGTCGCATACCGCAAACACCTCATGAGCAAAGACACCGTTGCAGCCATCAAGGATCAGTTCCCGGGCTCAACCGTGAAGGACGAGCGCATCACCAATGTAGAGGGTCGCGAACTGCACCCAGTGGAAGGAATGTAAAATGGCAGGCAGCGTCAACAAAGTCATCATCATCGGTAACCTCGGGGCAGATCCCGAAATCCGCCGCACTCAGGACGGGCGACCGATTGCAAATCTCCGCATCGCGACTTCCGAAACTTGGCGCGACAAGAACAGCGGCGAGCGCAAGGAAAAGACCGAATGGCACACGGTCGTCATTTTCAACGAGGGGCTTTGCAAGGTTGCTGAGAGCTACCTCAAGAAAGGCTCAACCGTCTACGTCGAGGGCAAGCTCCAGACCCGCAAATGGCAGGACCAGAGCGGGAATGACAAGTACTCGACTGAGATTGTCCTGAACGGCTTCGACGCCAACCTGACGATGCTCGGCGGAGCGGCAGATAAGCCAGCCAGAGAGCACATTGCTTCCGGTGCGCCGGCAGGAACGGCAGGCTTCTCACGCGATCTGGACGATGACATTCCCTTCGCTCCTGAATGGCGCGGCTGATCATGGCCAAGGACGAAGCACCCACGATCTACATGGTACGGCGCGGCGATAGTCTCCAGCCAGAAATGGCCATGGACGCCGATCTGGTGCGCCGCATCGCTCCGGGTGTGCGCGTCAAGGTCAAGATCAGCGAAGGCCGCTCACAGGACCGCCTGAGGCTCTATTGGGCATACCTGGGGCGCGTGGTGAAGGCCACCGGCTGCGCTCCTACCTCCGAAGCCCTCCATGCCGCCGTAAAGATCGGCGTGGGCCTTGTAACGCCGGTCATGCTGAAGGGCTGGCAAGTCAACGTTCCTCGCTCCGTCGCTTTCGACAAGATGAGCGAGACAGAGTTTTCCGAGTTTTTACAGAGCGCCGAGGAATGGGTGATCCAGAATTTCGGGATCTCGATTTCGGACGCTTTCACCGAAACAGCCGGGGCGGACCACGAGGCAAACCGGCAGCGGGCGTAGGGAGATCCTACGTCCGCACTAATCACAAGGGGCAAGGATATGAGCGAAGTCGTAAGCATCTGCCTATCGCAATTCCACGATGACAGTACCGCATTCGAAATGCTGCTTGGATATGCGGATGGCAAAGAGATCGGCCATCTCATCACCCGACCAAACGCAATCCGTATCGCAGACGAGTTTATGTGGGAGTTTGGGTCGTCTCGGGTAATGGCTTTGGAGGCGGAAATTGAGAAGCTGACAGACGCCTTGCGTTCGTGCGCCGCCGTTCTCCCAAAGTACGCGATGAAGGGCGATACAGCTAGCGACGATGAAGCTTTGCACTCAGTTATTGAGCAGGTTCACGAGGCTCTGACGGGAGAGGTGCGCCAATGACCTTTTCTCAAGAGCAGATCGAAGCCCTCAAGGCAGAGGCCCGTCTACACCCGCACATGCGTCTAGGATCATTCGTCCAGAAGCTTGAGCGCAGAAAGCGCCGGGAAGAACGAGAGCAGGCCAAGGAAGCCGATAAGCCGCTGTGGTCGGCATTCCTGCACCTCATGGGGAGGGAATTCTGATGGCATTCGAGATCAGAAAATCCGCCCCTATCGCCTTCCCCAAGCGCAAGCCAGCGAAGAGCAAGGATTACCTGTCCTTCCTCCACAAATTGCCGTCATGCGTGGGGCCGTCGTATCCGGTCGAAGCCGCTCACGTGTCCTTTGCCGCCCCGCAGTATGGGCATTACGGACGGGGCAAGGGAACTAAGGTTGCCGACCGCTGGGCATTGCCATTGCACCCCGACGAACATAGGCGCCAGCATAATGGCAGCGAGCGGGAGTATTGGGCCTCGGTCGGCATCAACCCACACATTCTAGCCCTGACACTCTGGGGCCTATTCACAGACATGGGCGATGATGCGGAACCCTTCGCCATCGCTGTTATCAACCAATATCGCCAGGAGGCGGGACGATGAAGATCACTGATGAAATGATTGAAGCGGCTGCGTTGTCTGACGCCGAGTTTGATGGTCGCAATTTCGTTTGCATGGGGCGCGTTGACCGTGATCGCTACATGCTTCGCGCCAAGGCATCTCTCACCGCCGCCCTCTCAGCCTCACCGGCTGGCGTGAAGGTGAAGGAACTGGAATGGGGAGAGCGGGTTCATGGAACTTGGCATGCTTTCGCGGCTGTAGCCTATTCAGCTTTCCAAGACATGGGAAACGGCAAGTATTTCGTGAGGTTAGCGTTCCCCGCTGAAGATTTCCTAGGGCCTTTCGATACCCTTGAAGCCGCCAAGTCCGCCGCCCAAGCCGACTACTCCACCCGTATCATGTCAGCCATCGAACCGGCTGGCGTGAAGACAGTCAAGCAACAGGACATCGAAGACCTTCACAAGCTTGCCGAAATGGTAGGCGCGACGTTCAAGCCTCACGAACCGGCTGGCGTGGGGGTGGAGACCCCACCGCCCTCAACACATGTGGCGGGGTGTCAGGACATCAGCACGGCCCCGGCAAACACAGATGTTTTGGTCTGGTGGCCCACCGTGAAGCTGGACGATGACGGCGATCCTACCGAAGAGGTCGTTGGCGGTTGCTGGCTCATCAGTGAAAAACAGGGCGGCTACTGGATCGAGCCAGACTGCATGAACGCGATCGGCGATCACATGGGCGACGACCACACCTATGCGGACAAGCCGTCTCATTGGATGCCATTGCCAGCTGCCCTTTTCACCGCCACCACGGAGGGCTCGACCGATGTTTGAGCGCGTCTTTATTCGTGTCTATCGCCTGCCGGCCAAGCTAACCGATGGCTTCTGTTTTGGTGCGGGCGTGCCGATCACGTTCCAGAATGTTGATTGGTTCGAGGCGCCGCAGGACGGCTCCCGCGACGAACTCATCAGCTTCATCAAGGGCAAACGCTACTACAGCGCCGAGGCCGAATTCCTCGTCCTCGGTGATCATCCCGATTTCACATTCAAGATCGCAAAGGAAGGGCAGTTATGAGCCGCATCTATCTGGCGTCGTCATGGCGCAACAAGTATCAGCCCGAAGCCGTCACTATGCTCCGCGCGGCAGGGCACGAGGTCTACGACTTCCGCAACCCGCCGAACGGCGTCAAGGGCTTCGCCTGGTCCGAGATTGATCCCGACTGGATGGGCTGGAAGGCCGCGCAGTATCGGGATCTGCTGACGACGCACCCGATCGCCTCTCGCGGATATCTCAACGACTTCCGGGGCATGGAATGGGCTGACACTTGCGTCCTCCTACTGCCCTGCGGTCGCTCTGCCCATCTGGAAGGCGGCTGGTTCGCCGGACGCGGCAAGCGCCTGATCATTTGGACCCACGACGGTGAAGAGCCGGAGCTTATGGCCCTGATGGCAAACCACATCGTCACCAGCGGCGAGGAGCTTCTTGCCGCGCTGGAGCCCGAAGGGCAGCGGAGGGCGGGATGAAGCGCGAATACGATTTCAAAGTCTGGCGCGGATGGGTGAAATTCTTCGCCTACACCCCTCTGCGCGGCATCATGATCGAAGACGGCACGGCATACGGCTACGATCGAGCGACCCTCTACGACTGCGAGTGCTTGACGCTCGGAATGGACGGCGTGGCATGACCGAGATCACACAGGAAAACCGGTTCATCGATATCCCCGACCTCAATCGGTTTCAGATCGGTGACCATGTCATCGTTGACGCAAGTTCTGAGAATGACCGCTTTGAAGGCGTCGTTATCGGGATCGAGCTTCAACGCTTGCATGGGTCGAAGTACCTCGTGCCCAGCATCACGCTTCTGCACGATGGATGCACCACCGATGGCTTCAAGCCGATTGACTGCCGCAAGGTGCAGCCCCCACCGCCTCAAACGAGGGCGTCCCTCACCAAGGATGCCACCCATGACTGAACTGGAGCCGGTAGCGTGGATGGACGACGGCACGACGCGCAATGGATCGGAAACCACCAGCTTCCGCGTAGTTCATGCCGACACGAAAGCGACGATGCCACGCGCATCATCCGAGAACTTCACTGTGGCCCTTGTCCGTCTCTCCGACGCAGAAGAGCTTGAGGCGCGCTTGACGTCGGTCTCGGTCATGAAAGACGCGTTCCAGGCTGCATTTTGTCGCGTCACGCGCGAGCTTGAAGCCGCAGAGGCGCTGCTGAAGGAGGCGGGGGAAGCACTGAAGCCGTTTGCAGAGGCTCTAGATAGCAGCAACGGAGATGAGCGCGACGGCTCTCCGATATGGGAAACATCGTGTGCAATGGCCATTGACTTCAGGCACCTCCGCGCCGCCCGTTCCCTCATGTCCAAGATCGGAGAACGCAATGGTGAGTGATCTAAACCTGATCCAGCGCTTAGAAGAAATGCGCGTGAATGGCCGCGATATATACGAGGTCGCCAACCAGCTTGGCGGGTACGTTGGCCCCGACACCGAAAGGCGTTTGGCAGATTTCCTCATCCGTGAGGCAAAGGCGGCATCTGATCTTGCCGACGAGATTGTCAGGCTCACCGCCGCACTGGCAGAGGCGAGAGACAAGGCGCTGGAAGAGGCCGCTTTCGTGTTGGAGTGCAAAGCAGCCTATTTCTCCGCCCTACCGTGGCAATCTGGACGGCATAAGGAGGTCCAGCAGCGTTACCGCGATGATGCCGCCGCCATCCGCGCCCTGAAGGAGAAGCCATGACGCTCCCGACTGTTTTTACCCCTGAGCAGGTGGCCGCTCACTACGGATGGTCGCCGCGTAAAGTGCGCGAGATTGCGCGAAACATTGGAGCGTGTTCTGTTATCGGCGGCAAGATGGCCCTCACAGAAAATCACGTCAATCAGATCCTGGAGGCTAACGTATGGCGCTCAAGCTCTCCCTCCGTGGTGACTACTGGCAGATCACGGGCACCCTCGAAGGGGTCAGACACCGCGAAAGCACTGGCTTTGCTAAACGAGATAAAGCAGCAGCAGAGCGCTTCCTAGCGGAGAGTATGCCGCGACTGCTACAGAAGTCGCTTGCAATCAAGGCTGGGAAAGAAGCGCCGCGAGATCTGACATTCGCAAAGGCTGCCATGCTCTATATCAAAGCCGGGAAGCCGACACGGTTCGTTGCCGAGATGATCACGCATTGGGGCGATACTCCGGTCAAGGAAATCACCAGCGGGAAGGTTCGGGCTGCGGCTCTTGAGCTATTCCCGAAGGCGACAGGCAGCACCAGAAACAGGCACGTCATTGTCCCTACGCAGGCAATCATCAACCACGCCGCAGAGCTGGAGCTGGCCACGTTCCTCAAGGTCAAGCGCTACAAGGTCGAGACAACCATCAAGACGCCGGCAACGTGGCAATGGGTGCAAGCCTTCATGGCCGTAGCAAATCCGAACCTGGGGGCCCTGTGCGCTTTTATGTTCATGACCGGAGCGCGGGTGTCCGAGGCCATAGACCTGCGCTGGGCTGACGTTGACCTAGACGCGGCGAAGGCCGTCATTCGGCAGACCAAGGTAGGCAAGGAGCGGATTGCACACATGCCGCCTGAACTCGTCAAGGCCATTGATGCAATTCCAGGGGAAAGATTGCCGGAAGGTCGAGTGTTCAAATACTCGTCACGGCACACAGCAAACGTCCAGTGGCGCAAGTGGATTGCGAAAGCCGGTATCGAACCGCTCTCGTTCCATTCCTGCCGCCACGGGTTTGCGACGACGCTTCTGCATCGTGGTGTTGATCCGGTCACAGTGGCGAAGCTGGGCGGCTGGGCGGATGCGCAGTTGGTGTTTCGCACCTACGGCCACGCGATGAACGACCCGACCATTCCGGACCTTTTGACACAAGAACCTGGCACAAAGATCAGGCACAATCCAAAAACCAATGCACGATCAAGGATAAAGGTGATAAAGTAG